TAATCCTCACGCTGGCGTGGCTGTTTCGTGGACTGGTCCTGCCAAGGAAGGTCTTTCGCTCTTTAACGAAAACGAGTTTATCCGTTATCAGGTCAAGTCTTGGGCTGGTGCGGAAACGCTGGTTTCCGATGAAGCTCAGCGTGTCTACATCTTCCAGTACGGCCTTAACGCAATTCAAACAGCCCGCGCTATTGGCTACATGGATGAGCTCAAAGAAGGGGCTGACGAGCCGACTCCTGTGCATGATGGCGAGACTATTGATCTCATTACTGCTATCAATGAGCCTCCCACTCGGAAGTCCACCTCTGACATCGACAAGCTCATCAAGCAGCTCAATGCTATGGGTGTGCCGGCGGATAAGCAGGCGGATTTCTTGGCGCTGTTGCTGACTACGCAGGCTGAGACTGCCGAAGCTGCGGAGTAAGAATGAAGTTGTAGTATTTTGCTGACCATCCAGCATACGGAGTGATGTTTTGAACGGGCATTACTCCGTAGCTTTTTTAACTGCTGTATTCACTATGGTCCCATGGGCAAGCCTTCTCGTGGCGGGACTGAGCTGTTACTAATTGTCTATCGCCGTTACCACGGCACAAGAGAACGGGGATAACCACCTTCAATGGTTATCTTAAATGACTATTAAAGCGCCCGTTACAATCTAACCACCACTCACACTCTTAGCAGCGTCGCTGCGGGAAGGTTACAGGGTACGTGTATGTATGTGTACTATGAACACCACAAAGACGCCTCTGGAAAAATTGTGCTCACAGAACTGGTTCTCTCTTCTTGGAGCACGGGTCGTCTCGGTATTAACTTCGGTAATTCTATTGAGAACATGATTTTTGAGATTTGTAAACTTGCTCTCAAGCACGCGCCTGTAGCACAGAGAAATTTTGATCCGGCTACACATGTCTGGAGTTACTTTGACACGTGGGGCCAATTTACTCTCATGCGCTTAGTCTCTGTTACAGACTCTATCGCACAAAAAGTCACACTTATCGAGGTCCAAGATTTAGCAGCTCAGGCTGTGAACAAGCGTATTGATCTCTCTGCTAAGCGTATGCGACCAGAGGATTTCTTCTACAACTACGGCAAGCCCGTAGCGCAAGCTGCGATGACAAAAGATACTTTAGAGCAGAAGCTCAAGTCTCTAATGGGAGAAACGATTGACAAATCAGCTTATCGCCGTGCTGCGTTGAAGTATCATCCTGACAGAAACAACGGCGATGGCTCTAAGATGAGTGAGTTAAACTCTCTCTGGAGTGTGTATAATGCCTAAACTTTTTGATGAGCAGATTTGGCTACAAGAACCTATTAAGTGCGGTTCTAAGATTCCATGCAACAGCGTTAAAAAGAATTGGCCTTATAGAGTTTGTAACCGTCCTCTGAATCATACTGGAGACCATAGCTACACTATTCAAAATGGTTCTAAGATAGTTGATTTTTGGTGGAAAGAAGGAGAATGACAATGGGCTTTCAAATTCAGAATCCTAAGAACGCCGTGGACGCCAAACGAGCAGCTATCGAAGCTCGTAAAGCTCTCACGACTCCAGCAGGGACGAATTCTAGTGCAATCGTGCGCTACATTCCACCCGGCGAGTGTCCAGACCGAAATCGTATTGTGTTTGACGATTCTGGTTCTATGGGCGGATACATTGAGGACGCAAAACGTGGGATGATTGAGTACCTGCGAAATTGCATTCCCAACCAAACCTCTGTAGCGGTTCATTTTATGAATTCTACAGCATGTGATACACAACTTGAGAGTAATTTGTTGAAGCTCGCTGGCGATATTCGTGAGATGAATCTACAAAGTGGTGGAACACCATTTTTCAACACTCTCAAGAAGGCTCTTGAAGCTACACCCACACTTACTCGGCTGATCGCTTTTACTGACGGCTCGCCGACGGATTGCCTACATCCTGAAACTGGGAAAGAAGTTCAAACTCATTATTGGGATGACAGAAACTCTCAGTGGACTCACTCTGCCGACGTTATCATCAAGACTGCTCATGCTATCGGTGATCAATCCTTAGTTGATGGTTACGTGTCTAAAATTTCCGGAGCAGACGGACCATGTATCCCAATCGACACTGTATACTTTGGCGAAGATAATGGGAATAGGCAAGAGATGGAGCTTCTGAAGTACCTTTCCTCTAAAACTGGAGGCTATTTTCTACACTTTGACCCTGCCAAGGTAAACTTCGCGCAAGCCTTCAAGTATCTTGCGCCGGTTAACCGCTTGATGCTGGCATCTGCTAGTTTTAGAGCTGAAGTAGAAAGTGGGGCACAGAAATGAATATGCACAAGAAATATGAGTCATGGGTTCTCAACCAAAAACAACCTCCTGCCATTGACGATTTCAAGATTTGTTGGGATTGGAAGTTTTTCAAGTTCTGGGGTTCTTGGACAATAGCGTGGCCTGAAGTAATGCTAAGAAGGCTGGATATTGGACCACTTGTTTTTACTTGGACTTGTGCTCGTAAGAAGGAGTCATAAATGCTCCCCTCCGAGGCGGCACAAAAACAATCCGCTCTCCTAGCACAATACAGCCCACTCATTCAGCGTCAAGTCACGACGTTGACACGAAAGCTCTTTGTTCTAGGTTTCAGCGCGCTCTTTACCCGTATGGTAGAAGGTCCAGTGGTCCGAATCTTCTACTTCAAACCTCTAGGAGAACCAAAATTCTCCAGCATCCTTAACAAAGAAGAAGAGTTTGCAGGCTCTCTCGCTGTAGAATCCGTTCGTGTAGAACGTGCTCTCGGCGAGGTTGCTATTTCTGTTCCACGCGAAGATCGTCAAACCATTCAGTTTGATGCTTGTTTGCATAAAATGATGACCTCGGAACTTACTCGTGGAATGGCGCTGCCTCTGTTACTAGGCCAATCCACAATCGGAGAACACCTCTATGCTGACCTTGCTCAACAGCCGCATTTACTGGTCGCGGGAGCTACTAATTCAGGGAAAAGTGTATTTACCGCTCAGCTTATCTGCTCGCTTTCTCTGTTTCGTGCTCCAGAAGAGCTTGAGTTTATCCTTGTGGATACTAAGAATCTTGATCTGGTATTGTTCAAGGGACTTGAGCATGTTAAATATGTACTCAACAACATTTCTGACCTCAGAGCCGCGCTTACGGTTTTACTTGAAGATGTTAGGTTACGAAATGCTCAAATGAGTGGCTTGGCACGGAACATCGGAGAGTGGAATCAGCTTCATAAAGATTGTGGTTATCTGGAGGAGACATCTCCTGAGAAACTACGCTCTGTTCAGATGATGAAGTACAAAATTCTTATCGTCGACGAACTAGCAGATGTGCTAGATCAGGATAATGCGTTCTTAGCACAGATCGAGCGCAGAATGCGTCCACCGTCGATACACACGCTCTTGAAAACAATCGCACAAATTAGCCGCGCTGCTGGAGTACATTTAATTCTCGCTACTCAACGGCCTTCAGTCAAAGTAATCTCCGGGGATATTAAAGCAAACTTTCCTGCTAGAGTATCCTTCAAACTCCCCTCAAGCATAGACAGTAGGGTCATCTTGGACGAAACCGGCGCCGAGAATCTACTCGGCATGGGCGATTATCTGTACAAGATAGCAGGTTCCGACACCGTCAAGCGAGCGCACAGCGCGTTCGTTTCGATCAACGATATTGCTAACATTCTCGCACAGAACGAGAACATAAGGAGACAGTATGTCAACATTGGTAGTAAGATGTAAACACTGCAATAGACCGATAACACGTGATGTACCTAGGACTGGTGGTGAGTGGATTCACGAGAAGAGCAAGAACGTGCCGGAAATGTTCTTCAGTTGCTCTATGTACTCCAGAACAAAATCAAAGCGTGTAATACATCCACCACACGCAGAACCAAAGGAGCTAACCGATGCCACAATCAAGAGCTGAAGCAGAAGCATTGATGGAGCAGCAACACGGCTTCAACACGTCACAAGGTAACTTTCACGAAAACATTGAAGACGATGAGGACGACGAAGAGTTTCTTGAGGATTGTCCTGTCTGTGACACAGAAAACTCAATCAACGGAAGTGGCCGCTGTTCATTCTGCGGCTGGAGGAGTAACTGATGAAATACTTCTACGACGGCTACTGGGGCGTTTTCTTCAAACGCTCTGTTGAGGCAGGCACCGGAGCTGCTACGCTCGACAACTCAGTAAAACCTGTGGACTTGGAGTTAATCGGCTTTGGCTATAGTGGCCATCCCTCTATCCTCAATGACATACACTCACGTAACCTTGCAGATCAAGGGCCAATTCCAGCAGGTTTGTACACATTCTCAGGGCCATTTACTGATCCTAAACGCGGTCCACAATGTTGGCGGCTTGAACCTGCATCCACAAACCGTATGTTTGGTCGGTGTGCGTTTATGAACCACGGTGACACATCCGCTATGTCTCACGGTGCCTCTGATGGTTGTATCATTAGCCCACATTGGGTAAGATGTTTGTGGACTGATGGTGATACGTTGGAGGTACTATAAACACATTCACACTAGCCCACTCGGTAGGCCGATCCCGATTTTTGGAGTCGGCCTACCGTTTTCGGGATTTGGGCCTAAGTCGTTGAAAACAAAGGTGCATACGGCCTTTTTCCGCCCCTTGACAGCGTGCATACGGGCGCGTATCATGGGTACATGACCACTCGACCCGAACCGACCGTAGGAACGACCGTGCGCATATTTCAAGCGCAAGATGATGCGCTCAGAATAGACTATCCGCAACTTAGCAAAAGTGCGCTGATGCGTATTCTGTTGCACTTATTCTTATCTAAACAACTACCTACAAATGTCTACCCTCTAGCTCTGGAGGAAATGGTTAGGGCCGAGCAGGCTCTAAAGAGCAATAAGACCAAGCAAGTTTCTGTAGTATAAGCACATAAGGAGAATAGCATGTCACCAGACGATCCAGTTTTTGATGAATTGGACGAACCCGAAGTAGAGTCTCCGGCGGAAGAAATCTTTGCGCCGACGGACGAGCCGGAAGAAATCACAGCAGAAGAGGCTTCGCACACGGATATTCCCGCAGAGCCGGCAGAAGTTGAAGAATCTCATCTAACAGCAACCGTATGTGATGTGTGTCTTGAACTGAATCTCACACATCCAACATCAGTTATAACCTGTGCTCGATGTGGTCAAGCGTTTTGTTTTCACTTTGCTTCTACGATTGATGCACAGTATTGTGTGAATTGTCTGAGCGATATTTCGGTAGCTAAGAGTATTATCACGAAGACATACGAACACAGAAATGCTCAAGGTGACACAGTGTTTTATCGGCGTAGAGCCAGAGAGATACAGATTAACGGTCTGGATTGGCTTTTTGCACAGCGTAAGATTATAGAGTTATCTGATCTTGAGCTTGATCTCAGTATTGAGTATCATCGAAACATCCTATCGCTGATGTGCACTGAGCAAGAACAACGTCGTACAGCTAAGATGCACAGGTATGCTGGTGTGAAGATTCATCTAGCACCTTCAGTAACAGATGTAAACCATACTACGACGACAACGGTGAAGAAAACTCGCACGGTGTCAAAGACTAAAGCGCAAGAACAAATAGCGGCACTGCTCAAGAATATGGCCGCTAAAGGAATGACGATGGATAAGATTGCTGCGATGCTTAAGAAAGCGTAGGAGAAGAGATGACGAAATGTTCATTCTGTGGTATCTGTCACAAAGACAAAAAGAAAATTGCCGGAGAGAAAAAAATAGCCGGTGTAACTGATTCCGAGTTGAAAAAGAACGCAGAAGAATCTCTTAAACTTCTCGGCGATGATCCAGTGAACCATCCCTCACACTATACCTTTGGACACTTTGAAGTTATAGATGTGCTACAGGATTGGTTTCCATCAAGTCCGCTGCTTTGGCAGGTTGTGAAGTATGTTGCCAGAGCGCAGCACAAGGGTAATATGCTGCAAGATTTGAAGAAGGCTCAGTTTTATCTCAACAAGCAAATTGCAGAATTGGAGAAGTAGATGAAACCCTCCGGTCAGCTAATAGATTTTCTTGATTCTACTCCTTTGCCTTGGATACGCTACGATAAAAGCAAAGGTAGATTGATTGTGGTTATAGATAACCACATGTTAAGCACTTATAGAAACTGTCCTCAGCATTTCTTCTATTCTAACGTACAAGGTTATCAAAAGAAATCCGGTGTCAAAGAAGGAGAAAAAGAACGTGCATGGTATTTGGACTTTGGCGTTCTGCTCCATAAGATGCTGGAGATGTACTATCAGGAGTTTAAGAATCCTGGCTTTGATGTTACTAAGTGGGCTTCTGTCCGTGCTATGGTCGAATGGCAGGAAATGAGCATGAACGTACACTCGGAGCACAAAGAGTTCAAGGTCATCGGCGGCGCGCTTGGTTTCGCTGGCTTGTTAATGCAGTATGCGTTTGTAATGTCGCCGTTGAATGAGAAGATCAGAGTTCTTGGTACAGAAGTTTCCTTCGGTAGAAATGGCGAAGTGCCTCTGTACATCGACGAGGATATTGAAATCTATCTCGCTGGTAGAATGGATCTGATCGTAGACGATGGATACTTCATCTGTCCTATGGACCATAAGACAATGGGCGCTTTTCGCGGCGATCCTGGGCTGCAATTTGAAACAGATGAAGGTCCGACAGGATACATCTACGCGCTCTCGAAGATTCTTCCACAATTTGTACCAGAAGACCAGCTCTTGAAACGTGACTGCTCGAAGATTCTGATGAACTTGATTCAGAAGAAACCTGCCGCCACGCCGCAAGAACGGTTTAAGCGTGTGGCAATTAGGAAGACTACACAGCAGCTCGAAGCCTATCGTTATAGGATGCTTGCAACTGTGCAGCATCTTATTCTTGATACAGAGAGTTTTGCAGCTAATTTTTCTATCTGGCGTAACACCACAGCTTGCACGAACTGGCACATGACAACGTGTACTTTCAGGGATGTGTGCAGACAGAGTTCCAGAGAAGCAGAACAAGCTACTCTCAACAACGGTTTCCTCAAGCTCCCGATATGGGATACAGAAACTGTTAAACCTACAACCTTTTAACAAGCAGGAGAAGGAGTAGCACATGGCAACAACGAAAACGTACGAACCTGTAACAAGTCTGCCAAATTTGCAGATTACCAAGTGTCAGCAGATGCTTGCAAATCACATGCAATGTTGGCGAGCGGGAGATTTTCTTGTTACAGTTACTACTGACACGCCGACAGACGAGAATCCAGCGGCACAGACAGTGACGCAGTATCAGAAGTGTCGTGCTCACACTCTCAGTGAGATGACACAAGATGCACAAACAGCCACAGATGAAGCGGCTCTGGCAGCAGCGCAAGCTGTTGTAGTGGCAGATACCGCACCTGTAGTAACCGCAAAGAAGTAACTACCAAAGGAGCAGTCAATGGAGAATCCTTTTTTCCATTCTAGTAATGGACCGATTCAAGATAATGGCAGTCCAGAAGTAGCTGGCTGGTATTTTTGGGATGAGACAGGTGCAGCTTATGCAGGTCCATACGACAACAAAGAAGAAGCTGACAAAGCTCTAACTGAGTATGCGAAACATCTGTAGTACCAAAGGAGCAGGAATCCAATGGCAACATCACCAAACCCCTTCACTAACATGGCAGGAGTACGCTCTGAGGATATACACGCCGCAGAGCGTCTCAAAATTGCAATCATGGGAAAGCCGAAGAGTGGAAAGAGTTGGTTTGCTGCTACAGCGCCAGGACCAATCAGATATTATGATTTTGACGACAGGTCCGAATCGCTAGAAGGCAAACCGAATTTGTTCATTCTTTCTAAACCAACAATGTTACAAGTAGAGACAGACCTTTCAGTTATGAAAGCAAACAAAGCTAAAGGTCTAGCTTTGCCGCCGACGGTAGTTTTTGACTCGGTGACGTTTATGAATCGTGCGATGGAAGAAGAAATCTTTAGGCAAGATAAAAAACTCTATCGTACGATTGCTGTAGGAAACAGCACAAGCATTAAGATTCGTAATTCATGGGATGTAATCAACGGAATACAGAGATACTTGGAGTATTTGATTGCTGAGTTCTCTGCACTGGGTGTGAATCTTATCTTTGTCTTCCATGAAAAAGATGAGAAAGATAAAGCGGAATCTACGGTGGACAAAGCAGCTTACACAGGACTTGTTACCGTTGATCCGCAATATCTTGCCAACTCGCTCAGTCTTTTCAATGAGGTCTACCGCATTACAGTTGACGGCAATAAGAATTACAAAGTTGCGTGCAGGCCAAACTGGGATGTGTCAGCCTCAACTACGATGCTCCTTGACGCTGAGGAGAAACCAAACATCATGGACATGATTGCGAAGCACAAGGCTAAGAGAGCGGCGTTAGCAAAACTTTAACCAGATTTCAAAACCGAAGTACAAGGAGCAGTAACCAATGGCATTAGCATTTCAAATGTCGTATCAGAAAGAAGAACTCACTGGAGCATTGCCCGTACCAGCAGGATGGTACACACTACAAGTCAAGAACTTCCGTCCGAAGGCATCAAAGGATGGAGAGTCGGTGTCACTGAATGCTGAGCTTGCTATCATCAACAACGCAGAGTATGATGGCCGTAGGATTTTCGCTGGTCTTAATTCTAAGGCCGGCTTCATTATCTTCGACTTCGTTCATGCTTGCGGCTTGCCGATGGAAGAAGTGCAGAATGAGTTTGCTGGAACTGAGAAGGCTAATCTGACGCTGCCGGGATTCTTTGAAGGTTCCGACACACATCCTGATGATCCTTCACAGTGGAAGTATCAAGGACCGCTGCTTAATAAGGCAATGGAAGTTGAGCTTGCGGAGACTGAGTATCAGGGTAAGAAGCGCAACGAAGTGCGGCAGTACAAGTGCGCCGTGCCGGGTTGTACGGAAAAACATTCAACGAATCTGATTAAGAACTAGCACAGAAAGAGCGCGACTTCTACGGAGGTCGCCTCTTTTTCTCTAGGCTCTTGAGGGAGCTTAGAGAAAAGGAGAAGCAGACAATGATAATTTACATGGTCGTATCATCTCCTACAGATACGTATGATATTCTGTCAGCTTGGACTACAGAAGAACTAGCTGAAGAGGCACTTGCCAAAGCTATCGACGAAGAAGAAAGCACTTACTTTAAGCGTTTTCTTACAATTGATGAACTTGAGGTTATAGCATGAGCTACCACGATTTAAGTGAATGTACTCTCTCTCCCGCTGAGCGTCTCGAAGAAGCGGGTAGGATTGTTAATATGCTGACAGCAACGAATGATACGTACTTCAAGCTGTCTCTCAGAGAGCGCAGCTTTATTGATGGGATGCAAACCTCGTGCTCAGTAAAACAACTCTTCTGGCTTCGTGACATAAAGGATCGTGTGCTATAATGCCTTACATTGGTCCTCGTGGTACACCAACATCTCGCATCTGGGTTATCCTAGCTAAACCCTACGGCTCTGACAAGGGTACACTCTTCTCAGGAGGAATGGGTCACGTATTTTTTAAGATGTTACAAGAAGCTGGTATCAGTCAGTCAGATTGTTATTATACCTCTCGTGCTCCTAACACTGACGATACTTGCGCTTACGTTAATCTTGACGCTGAGTTGGCTCATCACACTCCTCCGATTATTCTCGTTCTAGGAGACGCAGCAGGTTGGTTTTTGCCGGAGTTACGTGAGCCGAAGCTAATGACTACGAGTGCAGGGCAGTTACAAAAGTATGCTGGCTCTTTGCTATCGGCGCCGTCACTCTCGTATCCACATTATATAATTCCAATTTACGGCCCTGACAGATGCGTGGCAGATTGGACAGAGCGAAACATTACTACCTATGTGGATTTACAGAAAGTTCGCGATGAGTTTAAGTATTGGCAAAAACATGGTACACTTCAACCTTTACCAGAACGTGTAATGAAGTATCACGACATGGATATGGATGAGTTGATTGTGTATCTTGAGCGTTTTCGTAGCGCAAAGATTCTCTCGGATGATATTGAGAATCCCACGTACAGAAGTCAAAAGTATTCTCCACACCCAGGGTATCCACTGTTAATGGGTCTAGCTGACTCAAGTACGTTTGGTATCAGTTTTAAGCTCTTTAGGGATAAACCAAGCGAGAACAGAGAACTTTGGAGGCGTCTTGATGATCTCTACTACAATGTTCCAATTCTCTTGGGTCAGAACTTCTTTAATTATGACGCGCTGTTTCATAACATGCTGGGCTTTAGGATACGATTGGACAGAGTCCAGGATACTTTGTTGCGCCATCATATCTTGTGGCCGGAGTTGAGTCATAAGTTACAATTTATGACACGTCAATATACTCGTGAGCCATATTATAAGGATGAAGGCCACGGATGGACACTAAAAAGTATGAGCAAGTATAGACGTTACAACTGCTTGGATGCGTGTGTCACCAGAGAAATTTATGACGCACAAGAAGAAGAATTTCAACAAAGACCACAGTTGAAATAGCTTGAAGCGCGGCATGACCGCAGGAGGATGATGATGAAAATGAAGTGGAAAGTGCCAGCGGAGACTAGCTGCGACAATTCCAGTGGGCAGAAGGTGATCGCAGTGCCCTCATGTGTGCCCGCGCCGGTCTGCTCGAAGTGCGGCAACACCCTGGGATGCGTCTCGTGCTACAACGAGGCCCACGCGCCCGCAGAGCGCACGTTCACGGCGGAGCAGTTGCGGGAAGCGGCAAGAATGGCGACGTGTGTGAACGCAGGAGAAAGAATTATAACCGCGCTCGACTCGCCGAAGCCGAAGATGCCAGAGAAGAGCGTGGAAGTATTTTCGATGGGTGTAAATATCGAAGGCTGTGAGCGTGTTTGGGTTGTTTTGGTGGATAAGAACCCTAATCATCCACTATCCTGTTATGGGCTTCGTGAGGATGTGGCAAAAGCATACGGAAGCACACTGCGGGCGGAACTAGCCAAGGAGCGGCTATGAGCATACAACGGCAAAAACCTGCTTGCTTGTGGATACACGACTGTCAGTGGGTAAAGTACGGCGATCACCTGGCGGAGCTTGCGGCCAAGGAGCGCGAGATCGAGCGGCTCAAAACTCCATTAAAGGAATACCGCAAAGAGCATTCCGAAAGAGAAGACGCTTCCCATATTCCTTGCGAGGAACACTCTTTCGACGAAGATTACGGCTGGGGCGATAGACGTTGCGATACTTGCGTGAAAACAGATAATGAAATCGCCGCCCGCGCTGCGGAGAAAGGGAAAGCCAAGGCTGAGGAGTGGATGAAGACTCCTGAGCAGCGCATTGCCAGCCTGGAGGCCGAGCGGGATGCGCTCAAGGCGCAGATGGAGCGGCTGAGTGCGCCGGTGAGCGACGAGGAGTGGGCTTCTTGGACAATCAATTTAGTTCCAGAACCAAAATCACTTTATCGCTGCGAGATTGATGGTATACTCGCCGCCCGCGCTGCGGAGAAAGGACCGAGAAATGAGCGTTAAACCTACAAGAGCACAGCAAATGGCTAATGAGGATTCCGCCGAGGTAGCGAGAGCGTGGGCAAAATGGTGTGCCACCCTTAAACGCGAGCTTGCGGAAGCGCAGGCCACCATAGCGAAGCTACAGTGGACGGAGATCGCGCCGGATAACCTGCCGAAGATGGGGGATGAGGTTGGATGCTTCGCTGATGATGGGTGTTGCGTGTACGACGTGTGCGACATCCATCTGCGGTTTACTTATGAAGTGTGGGTTAAGAAAAGAGCAATGACCCACTTCCGGCCCATCTCCCCACCCGCGCAGGTTATCATCAAGACACTAAATGTGCAGAAAGGGAGCAAGCTATGAACGTACACCTAGCAAAAATCCGTGAGATCGCTCTTATGTTGAGAGAGATTATTCCAATCTGTTATATTCTGAGTCTTCAGCATAAGCTGGATGAGATTGTAGCAGAAGTTGATGCTATAAAAGCAATTCTGGAAAGAGAAGGTTTGTAGTGCTTGATCGAGTAACTAACTCTTATGAGCACGCTTTGCAAGCTGCCTATTATGACATAGGCAATCGTGGAATCTGCGTCAACACAACACGAATCGCAGAGGCTAAAGCCATTGTCAAAGCAGAAGTCACGCGACAACTAGCCATCGCATCGAATCAGTGGGGAACAAAGGTTTTTGTCGGCGCGGCTAATGCTCCTGATGAGACTGTCAAAGGTCTTAACGCTAGCGGCGCAATCAATATCAATGCAACACAGGGTAAGTTTGCGCTGCTCACAGGACTCAAAACTCTTGGCTATGAAGTAGTCAAGATCACCAAAAAGAACTCGGAGGGAGATTATGAACAAAACTACTCAACCGGAGAACTCGCACTCCAGAAAATGCTGTCACGAAATCAATTTTCATATCCCGGTGGAGACCCGGCTATACGGGCGATTCTTAAAATACGGGAACTTGGAAAACTTTATTCCTCTTACCTTAATGCT